GTCAATGCTGACATAAGTTTGGTTGCTTGTGCTTTCAATTCAATCTTAATCAAATCTTGTATGATGGATCTTGTGAAATCTTCAAAACTAAACTTACCCGTATCAACAAAATTATCAATAGCACTATTCATTCTACCAGTCATGCTGCTAAATGCTTGCTCTGCCATTTTACTTGCGTTGGTAGCATCATCCATATAAATGTTAAATGCTTTTGTCCATCCTGTGCTAAAATCACGGGCTGTTTCATTTAATTCTTTTTGTTTAGCAATAATTGGATCATATGCTGTTGCTATTTGATTCATAATGCTTAAGCGTTCTGTTTCGCTTAATGTTCCACCAGGACCTAATGCTGCTTCACGCTTTTTAATTTCTGCTAGACCTTCTAAATTAATTTGTTCTTTTAATGCGGCAATCTTTTGTTGATCCGCTGTCATTGTCATTTGATTAGATTCTGCTTCAAGTTTAGCCAATTGTTCAGAAGTTTTATATTGTAAATCTTTGGTAAACAATATTTGATTTTGTACTGCTAATGCTTGATTAAGTTTAACGACTTCTGCTCTTTGGTTAGCATAGGCATCAGCAACTTTTTGTTCTATGCTTGCTCTTTCTTGACCAGACATGCCCTCATTACCAAGTTGTGATTGGCGTCTTGCTACTGCGGCTTGTTGTTCAGCACGAATTTCTTTATCTAATGCTGCTAATCGTTTTTCATTTTCACTTCTTGAAAGGTCAGCAATTTGTTCATCTATGCCATAGATGTTATTTTTAATTTTCTTTTCTAATTCTAACCATTGAATTCTTGCTTGTTCAGCCTGCTCTGCTCGTTTGATATCACCAACCAATTGGCTTGTGGTATCTTTCTGATTTTGAACTGCTTTAAGTTGAGCACCTAACGCATTTAATTGACCTTTGTACTTATCTTCGGTGCCTTTTTCAGCATTATCTCTTTCAATTGAAACTCGTTTAATTTCATTTTTTAATCTTAATTCTTCAGATTGTTGTTTCAAAGTAAATTCAAGTGCGGCTTGTGCTTGTGCTTTAACTGCTTCACCAGCACCAATTAAACCCATTTGTAAATCTAATCGTTCTTTGGCTTGTTGGTTTAATTGCTCATTCATTTTAATTTGAGCCATTAACGCAAAGTTTGCTGCTGCTTCTTGATCACCTTTTTTAGTTGCAGGAGATAATAAAGTTTTATCTTTATCCATCAATCTATTACCTTCAGCAATAGATTGATTTTCTCCTGCTTTCTTTTCGCCAGGATTAGGTGCTAGCCCAAGAGCATGACCAATCTTATCCAATCCCTCCATTACCTTAGGGAAATGTGTTCTTATAAGATTATCTAATTTTTCAGCAAGAAAATCTATTGGATGAACATCAAACGCATATGCTAATGCTGCGCCAATTGCTGTTAACGCAAGGATGGTTGCTGTTACTGGTCCACCAACGAAAGCAACTAATGCTGCTCCTGCTGATGCTATAGCACCACTAAATGCTGCCCAACTTGAAAATAGTCCAGCAACTGTTGCTGCCATTTGTCCTAACTTAAATCCAAATGATTCCCATGCTCCTTTGGCTACTACAACTGCTGCGGCTGATTCAACAACTTTTTCAGTTGTTGCTATTGTTGCTGCTGCTCCAACTACAGCACTTTCAGCAACCATGGCATTTAATTGTAATTGACTTGCTGCTCTTGCTTCCTGCATTACTGCTAGGCGACCTTCTGCTGCTGCTATTTTAATAAGTTGCGCTTCATAAACTTCACCAGTAACAATGCCCTCAGCCTCTAATGCGTTTAATTCAAGTTTTGCTACATTAAGAGCATTAATCGCTGTTGCTACACGACCAAAACCAACTGCTTGTGCTATGCTGGCTTCTGCGCTTTTTAATTGTGTTGCTGCCATTGATCCAGTTGATATTGCTGCTGCGGCTGCTACACCACCAGTAATACCTAACCATGTTGAAAGGCTTTTAATACTTTCAATAAAAATTGTAACTGTACGCACAGCCATTACGCCACCAATGGTCAACAATACTCCGGCAAGAACTTGTGCTTCTGCTTTTGCTGCGCTGCTACCACTTGTAATTAAATTAAAAAATTGTGCGACTGGAGCAAGTATGGCTAACATCTCACGCTTAACTGCCATTGCGTTTGCTTCAATGGATTTCATTGCGTCATCAAATTCTTTGACACCTTTTGCGGCATCACTCATTTGACCATGTACATTATTAAATCCTGCTAGATAATCTTCAGCAACAAAACCTTTCATGGTTCTACCAGCAACTGTTACTGCTGCTGCCATGGATTCAGCACTACCACCTGCTTCTGCTAATGATTCAGCAATTTTGTGAAATATTTGACTTTCACTTTTAGTTTTCAAATCATCAAATGTAACACCAAGCGTTTTGAACGCTGCCATTACTTTACCATTGATATCGCCTGCTGCTGTTAATGCTGATTCGCTTAAGGTATACAATGTTTTATTCATTGACTCTGTGCTACGACCAGCACGAGCCATACCAGATTCCATTTCTAATACGGACTCAATACTTAAACCAAATGCTTCACTTAAATCTTTAACTGTTGTGGCACCTTCTGCTAAATTACGAATAAATTCAACCATGCCTATACCGGCAATGGCAGTGCCTAGTAGTTCGGCTTTTTCACCAAGCGTTGCTATACCTTCATGTAATTTACCTACATGTTCACCTGCTGAGGCTGACGCATCTTCTAGACCTTTTAATGGTAAATTGTTTATTGATTTACCTAAATTGTCTGTTGCTGTACTGGCTGCTGTTACTTGGTCAGCACCTTGTACCTTAATATTAATAGCATAGTTGTCAATAGTTGCCATGGTCTAACCTTTACTTTATTCTTACACCTGTTGTGCGATAAACATAGTCACGCACATCATCAATCGTTGGCTGAACGATACCTTTTCCATGAGTTTGTGGACTAGAATTATCTTGTAGTTGTTGAGCATATGGATAATCTGCCACTACTTGATTCACACCTTTTTTAGTTTTGCGTCTAGCATTACCACTACGAATAGGAGTATGAGCAACATAACTTTTATAGGCAACATCAGTAACCGTGGCATTATTCAATGCTGTTAATACTGCTTTTAATTTCATACTAATTAGTGCCACGGGTCTTCTCCATAATTGCTTGTAACTCATCTACTGAATAGGCATCATCTTGAGGCATTACTTGACCGGCTTGTTTATAACTTTCATATGTCTCATATGTCGCAAGAACATCTGTTACCATCAAATCAAATGTTGTTGCTCTAGCAAGAACCTCACTAGGCAACAATCCATATTGTTTTGCTATTCTGCCGATGGTGATAATTTTGGCGCTTTGCCACTCTTTAATGTTGACTTCTTGCTTAGTGACTTTCCCAATATGTCACCTAACTTTATAATTGCTGCTGTTAGTATGTCAATCGGTAGGTCTTTGCCGTCACTCAGTACTGGTTCTCCTTTTTCATCTAAAATCATTGTTTGTATTAGTTTTTGTAGTCGTTCAAACTCACTGTTGGAACGAGCATTAAAGAAATCAAAGTAAACATTCATGCTTACTATGTCCCATGTATAAAACGAGATTGTCTCGCCATGGTTCTCTATAATTTCTTCGGAGTCTAGAACGACTTCTACTAATTGGGGCTTTGTTGCGAAATCTTGGATTTTCATTTGTTGTTACCTTTAATTTATTGTATAATGTATTTAGTCAAGTGTTATCTCATCTAACAACTGATTTAATAGTGCGAGGCGAAATGCCTGCTTTGCTTTCATTTGTTTGACAGTATGTAGCATATTGTCAAGCATAGGCATCATCTTGGCTTCATCAGCAAGAAGGCTTCTGAGTTTTTCTTCATTGGTCTTTAACCAAACATGTGTGTTATCATTCATTATTTGTCCTTGATTTGTTAAAAAAGGCACCTTGTGGGTGCCTTTTTCTTTATAGTTTAATCAATGATTAAACTTGATCTACTGTGAACGCACCGTCTACAGCGATATCTAATGGTGTGACCCATACAGGCGCTGTTGGACTTGTTTTTGGTGCCAAGTTTGTTAAGAAACCTGTACCACTATAGAAGTAAGCATTAGCACTAGTACCGTTCCAGTATACTTGGAAATCCAAAGTATTCTTGTTGGTAGACAAACTAGCAATACCATAGAATGGTGCTGTGTTTGCTGTTGCTGCTGAGTTGCCAAAATAAGCAAGATTGTCTACTACGACATTGGTGCTTAGTTTGTTGTCAGCAGGTGTGCTTAATTTGCGTTGGTCTGCGTCACTGAAATCAGTATACGCATAAACGCCGGTACTATTTGTGATAGTCAAATCCTGAATAAACGGGATTGTAATTGTCGCCGCTGTATTAGCAAGGTTAGCCCCTGATAATCCAATGACGATAACTGGTTGAGTACCAGTTGTGTTTGTTGTGATTCTTGCCATGATTGTCTCCTTGTGTTGTTGGCTTTATTGAAATTCTAATCTTGTTAAACTAAATGTCCAGGAATACTTCTGTCTTTGAGTTCCATAGTTTAGTATCTCTGCGTAATTACGCTGAAAGTAACCATTCAAAAATGGTACTTTTGTGCCAGG